TACAAGAAAATCACGACTCAAAGCACCCCCTGGTCGAATACTCTCGCCGACGAAATATTTCATTTCGCACGAAAATTCTCGATCGCTCACCACAACAAGTTCGCCGAAACCGCGACATGGACCCCCAACGAGACATCCGCATCCTACGGCTTCACACAAGAAGCTGGTGGAAGACTTGCCGATCTGATTGCCGAAAATATCGACGATCTGATCGACCTCAAAGACAAACAATTGTTGACGGATGATTCTATTGCAGATACAATATATATGAATGCAATCGGTCTCGCGAGGAAGAACTTCTATAGATCTATCCCACTTCGAGGAAAGCTTCTGGCAGTATCGGAAAGAGGCTACAAGGCACGAGTCCTTGTACAATTTCCTGCCACTGAACTTATCCTTGGAGATGTTATCCGTCGACAGGTCTGGCCAATGCTCACTGACATTCCCAACATAGATACTGATCAAGAATCTATCATTAATCTTCTTCGGAAGACAATGAATGATTCGATTGATCATTCTACGGAGGTCGTATCGAGTGACCTGACCAACGCAACAGATTTCATCCCCCACCCATACGCACAAGCGCTTTGGGAAGGCCTTTTTGAAGGCCTCGAAGAAATGGGATTCCATCGAGATCCGATTACGCTCAATTACATTGAAAGGTTGCTTGGGCCCACCGTTATAGAACACGATGGCAGCACCTTCACCACTGCAAGAGGTATCCACATGGGGACACCACTCTCTTTCATCACACTGACGCTGATTCACTTGTTCTGCGTCCGAAAGAGTAAGAATAATTGGTCTAGCTATGCAATTAGGGGCGACGACCTGATCGGCGCTTTCCCCCATCCACAACAATATTTTGACACTTTGAAGAAGGTAGGCTTGAACATCAATCAAAAGAAGACTATCGTCTCTAAAAAAGGAGGCACCTTCACTGAACATACTGTCAAATTCACAAAATCGATACCTATCGATAGATTCGCGCCTGCGCGTAGATCCAACGTGAGATATAATTTCACGAATATGGAACAGGTTATCACCGGAGCATATCTCCTGGATGATATCCAGACAGCGGGTTTGGTGCACCCAGAAATAAAGAAGAAAGAATCTATCCTTCGATCTCTCGGTCAAGCATGTACACAACTTCATGCTCTTCTTCCTGCCAAGAAGAGAAAATTGCTTTTCTCTTTGACAAAAATCACTTATCCTAAAAAGATACAGGAAGCAAAACAGTTTCTTGCCCCCCTCCACTTGCCCATTGGCCTTGGAGGAATTGGCATCCCGAGCTACTCTGGAACGTATAAGATCGACGTTCCTTTTCACATGAGAGCTGTTATAGGCTACGCTGCATCCCATATAGATGGGGCAAAGCGATTTTTGGCCGCCAAAAATAGGCAACCTGGCGCAAACGTTTCGCACGGGTTCGCGGAATTCTTCAACAACACATATAAAGAACCAAAGGATAAATCCAGTAGTGTCTTCACATATGAAGTGTCGGAAACCGAATTCTTTAGAGCAAAGAAAAGAATGTACTTTATCAATAAGATCATTGACTCGGTACCATCTTCGAACGACCACGATCTCGCAAGTCATGTTTCTGTTAACAATACTAGATTGAAAACCGGAGCCAGAAACAACAACGGCATTGATTACTCTGTTAATAAACAAGTGTTTAAAACCAAAGAAGGCAAAGTAATCAAAGGCGGAAAAGCAGCCATCAAGTCCATTATCGAGTTCAGTAAACTGAACGATATTAGACATGAACCGTACCACAAAAGAATAGCCCATGTGAAATGGGCATTCACTGAGGAACTGCGACGTCACACGACTGTCGTAGACGCTCCGTCTTTGTGGTTGAAGCCGTTTAAGAACCTTAAGACAAACAAGCCGAGATGGGTCCCAAAAAGGAACACATCCGAAGACAAAATTGTCCTCCTTGAGGATAGAATTAAGTCTTTGGCCGGAATGTATATACCATACTCCAATTATCGTGTCCAGCTCATAGCCCGTGAGGGTGTGGCGTACGACGACGATGAGGAAATTGGTCTTGGGCGTACATACGTTCATCACTGATTTCTCGCAATGAAGCAGCA